TTGCATGTCACCTGTACTTCAATCGTGAGACAGGTAGGTTGCACGAGGTTGAAAACCTTGGCGACAACCCAGATCAACCCAAGCAAATGGACATTGAAACGGAGACTATCTAAATGAAACACGTGGTGGACATTGAAGCTGACTCATTACAGCCGTCCACCATTCACTGCATCGTTGCAAAGAATGTCGAGACGGGAAAGGTTTACACCTTTAGAGAAAGGGAGTGCATCGACAACTGGCCTAGCTTTTCAAAGCAGAACATCACAAGCTACGTGATGCACAATGGTATCAGCTTTGATGCACCTGCCCTTAACCGTCTGACTGGCACACGTATTTCAGTGGACCAGATCGAAGACACAATGATTATGTCGCAGATCACAAACCCAATGCGTGATAACGGTCACTCGCTTGACGCATGGGGCCAGACACTTGGCTTCCCTAAAACGGAGTTCAATGACTGGTCCCATTGCTCAGACGAGATGGTAAAGTATTGCATCAACGATGTGGAGTTGACGGCAAGGGTGTATGCCACACTCCAGAATGAGTTACGAAACTTCAGCGATGAGAGTGTCAGGATGGAACACACGATCAGGTTCCTGATTGATAGACAGCAGAAGAACGGCTTCACACTTGACATGCCAAAGGCAATGGCACTTATGTCACGCCTCTCTGACATGGCAGGTGAGATTGAGCTACAGGTACAAGAAGCCTTCTATCCCCTACCCACTTTTATCAAAGAGGTTTCGCCCAAGATCAAGAAGGATGGGTTGATGTCCAAGGTTGGACTGTCACATCTTGGTGATGACTGGCCCTGTGCTAGTGGCGAACATTCAGTGGTTGACTTCCCACAGTTTAACCTTGCCAGTAGGCAGCAGATTGTACGACACCTACAGCATCGTGGTTGGAAGCCTACCAAATTCACAGAGAAGGGACACGCCATTGTAGATGAAGGGGTTCTCAAGCATGTGGACATACCTGAAGCACAGTTGATTGCACGTTACCTGCTACTGCAGAAGCGTGTGTCACAGATCAAGCAGTGGATCGACTACTACGATGACGATGGTAGGGTCCACGGCAGAGTGCTTACACTCAAGGCAGTCAGTGGGCGTATGGCACACCATGCACCTAACATGGCACAGGTTCCTGCCTCCTACTCTGAGTTCGGCAAGGAGTGTCGTGAGTGTTGGATTGCTTCAGCACCTGACAGAGTTCTGGTGGGTTGTGATGCGAGTTCACTTGAGTTACGTGGACTTGCTCACTACCTCAATGACAAAGCGTTTATCAACGAGGTTGTAAACGGTGATATCCATACCGCCAACCAGAACGCCGCAGGGCTAGAGACACGTGACCAAGCGAAGACGTTTATCTATGCGTTTATCTACGGTGCTGGTGCTGCCAAGATTGGTAGTGTGGTAGGTGGAACGGCAAAGGATGGACAACGATTGATTGACCAGTTCCTTTCCAACGTACCTGCACTTAAGACACTACGCCAACGTGTTGAACAGGCAGCACAGCGAGGTTACGTACCGGGACTTGATGGGCGTAGACTTAAGGTCAGGTCTGCACACTCAGCACTTAACCTCTTGATCCAAGGAGCAGGTGCTGTTATATGTAAGCAGTGGCTGATACAGATCGTGAAGATGGCAAAGCAAGAGAAGCTAGACGCCAACCTTGTTGCCAGTATCCACGACGAGTATCAGTTCGATGTCAAACGTGAACATGCAGAAAGGTTTGGTGAGATCACCAAGAAAGCTATGAAAGAAACTGAAAAAATTCTCAAGGTTCGTTGTCCCTTGGACAGTGAATACAAAATAGGACGCAACTGGAGCGAGACACATTGACAAGTGTAACCCTGACAATTGAAGACTATGACTACGCCAACCAAGTTGCTGACAGGATTTATTCTGAATCCAGACGGCAGGGACTGTACGCTGGTGGGGCTGTGGGTTATTACTCACGCCGCAACGAAGTGACAGGCGTACTTGGAGAGATAGCAGCAGCAAGGTTCCTTGGTATTGAGTTTGAACCAAACATAAATCAATTTAAGAAACCTGATGTTGCCAACCTACAAATACGATCAACACGCTATCCCAATGGCAAATTGATTATCCGTAAGCGTGATCCTATTGATGATCCTTATGTTCTTGTTATCATACCCGATAACGAGACTGCTGTAATGGCAGGATGGATTGATGGCAAAGACGCAATGACAGAGGAGAACTGGCATAACAAGGACAAAATCAAACAGGTGCTTGGACCCGGCGAGGCTGCTTGGGTTATCTTTCAGAACCAACTCAAACCCATGACTGAACTGGAGATACAGTAATGTCATACCTAATCCTAACCGTGGAGACGCTCGTGCTACTTGGCGTATGGTTTAACACGATCCTAAACTTGAAGACATACATGAAGAACAAGAAGCGTACTCGTGATGATGACGACGGCTATTCTCAATACGATCTATTCTTTACTGGCGAAGCTGATATGAGAGAACATGAATCAAGATTCGATGGTTGAAAAAAAACTGTTGACACCCCGAAACACAACGAGTACTATGTATACCTCATCAACAGCCACCGTTGAGTGGCACTACAAAGGAGAAAGTAAATGACTGTAATTTCTGGAACCGCTTACTGGGCATCTGTTGTAACCCCTAACACCACGTTTGATTCAGATGGTGTATGGCAGATCGACGTTTGTCTAGACGATGACAATCTAGCCAAGGTTCATGGTGACGGACTTAACGTCAAGAACAAGGGCGATGATCGTGGTAACTTTATTACAATCAAGCGTAAGGTTCGCAACGCTCGTGGCGATAGCAACCAGCCACCATCTGTTGTTGATAGCGAGAAGAAGCCAATCAAGGACATGCTTATTGGTAACGGTAGTAAAGTGAATGTAATGTACAAGCCTTATGAGTACACCTATCAAGGCCGTGCAGGTAAGAGTGCGGACCTTCAGGTTGTACAGGTTGTCGATCTTGTGGAATACAGTGGCACAAAAGCTGAAGATGCTTTGCCTGTCATTGATGGTGGTTACAAGCATGACACAGCTATCTCTGAAGATGTTCCTTTCTAAGAGATAGTACATTCACGGGGCTGCGGTCACGATATAGAGCAGCACATCAGCTTGGAGTGGGTGGGACCAAGCTTCAATAAAAAGAAAGGCATAACATGTCAGAACATAAGTCCATTGAAACCGTGGTTGAAGATATATACAGCCTCTTCTCAGATGAGAACGAGCGTGTCGTATCTGATGCTGATATGGAAGCCTTCATTGAGCAGGTCTGTATGTCAGTGCGTCGATCCATTGAAGAGAAGCGAGACAAAAGGGCCAACCTAAGACTGTCTCTTGTGGGGCAACCTGATCGTAAGATTTGGTATGAAGTAAACCAAGCCCCACAGGAGACACTTTCTTCAAGCACCCGTATCAAGTTTTTGTTTGGAGACATTCTTGAAGCACTACTTGTTCTACTCACTCGTACATCAGGACATGAAGTAACGGATGAACAGAAGGAGGTTGAGGTCAACGGTGTGCTGGGACACATTGATGGTAAGATTGACGGTACACTCGTTGACTTCAAGAGTGCATCACCCTTTGGCTTTAGAAAGTTTAAGTACGGACACTTAGCGTCTGATGATCCGTTTGGATATATCGCACAGATTTCTTCCTATGCTAAAGCTGAAGACGCAAAAGAGGCAGGGTTCCTTGCCATTGATAAATCCAATGGTGAGATTGCCTACCTACCAATACATGATCTGGAGATGATTAATGCTGAAGAACGGATTGAGAAAGTTCGCGGAGTTGTTGGACATAGCACTCCTCCCGATAGGTGTTATAGCGATATTCCTGATGGCAAATCTGGCAATCGTCGTCTTGATATTGGCTGCGTATATTGTTCTTTTAAAAGAACTTGTTGGAGTGATGCTAACAACGGTGAAGGACTTCGCGCCTTCAAGTATTCAAACGGTGTACGCTACCTTACCGCAGCTCAAAAGCTTCCTGACGTTGAGGAAGTTCCTGTGGATAGTCTCGACTAATGCCAAGAAAACCTGCGAAGCGGTCTTCAAAAAGAGGTCTAAAAAATAAGAAGTTTAGATCGGGTTCAGAGGTAACTGTTGCTGAGTATCTTCTTGAACTTGGTGTTGCCATCAAGTATGAGACTGAACGCATCGAATACCCTGTCGTTACAACCAGAAACTATACACCTGACTTCCTGTTACCTAATGGTATCTATCTTGAAGTTAAGGGATGGTTCAAGGCTCATGACAGGATAAAGCATCTACGAATTAAAGAGGCATACCCAGACCTTGACATACGCTTTGTGTTTGACAACCCAAACAAGAAGCTAACCAAGGCACCCACCGGAAAGACATATGCTCAATGGTGTGAGAAGCACGGCTTCCTCTACTGCAAACTAGCTGATGGTATCCCAAAGGATTGGCTGCAGTGACAGACATCTTTATTGAGATTGAAGACTACATGCAGGAGATATCCTCTCCTGAACGTATCTTATTTATGACGGTTATCTTACAAGCGTTGCTTGATGCGTCCAAGCCATCAACAACAAATGAATCTGAACGCGCCAAGCTAGACAGAACACATGCACAAGCATGGTTCTTTGCCAGTGTAGGCGTAACTGCTGAAGACTTTGCAACTGTATGTGATATGGCAGGTATTGATCCGGGATATACACGAAGCTTTGCATACAAAGTTATACGCAGCAAAGAAGTTAAATACACAAGAAAGAAAATAAACTCTATCTTGTCAAACATCTAGAGGTAACAATGACACAGTACAAGTTCGATGAGAACCTGTATCTTGATGAGATACAGGACTACGTAGACGCGACTTATTCACAGCACTACGCATCAAGTAAGTACCAAGCCACCGATACAATCCTTGATGCTGATTATGGCGAAGGATTTTGTATGGGTAACATACTGAAATACTGGAAAAGGTATGGAAAAAAAGATGGAAAGAACCGTAAGGACTTGCTCAAGATTATCCACTATGCTATTATCATGCTTCATGTCCACGATACCGCCAATGAAAAGGAGTAGCTGATGCCTCATTTCCGCTCTAACGAAAACCCTATGTTCCGATCCAAGTTCAGTGAGGATATTTTCAAACATAAGTATGCCCATCATGGGTGTGAAACTTGGTCGGCACTAGCTAATGTTCTAGTGGATGATGTGTGTCAAGACTACATGACCCAAGACGAGAAAGACGAACTCAAGCGTATGGTTACTGACTTGAAGTTCATTCCGGGTGGACGCTACCTATATTATGCAGGTCGCCCCAATAAGTTCTTCAATAACTGCTACCTCCTACGTGCTGAAGAAGACACACGTGAAGACTGGGCCAACCTATCTTGGAAGGCTGAGTCCTGCCTAATGA